GTCTAGTAAAGTCGCATAACATTTCATCCTTCATCCAGGCATGTTTTGGCATCATCATTATATTAGAACAGATAAAGAAGGCATCTGTTCCATAAAACTTTCCATCTACTGTGGTACCCATAAAAGTAAGGTTTCCTTGAACCATCCTCTTTAAATCAGCATATGTCGTAGTCCTACTCTTGTGAGAGACAGGGACAGGGCTGATATAGAGGTTTGCCCAGTTCATTTCTTCCTTAATTTTATCCGTGATATCATTAGCATCTCTCTCATCAATCTCCTGTTGAGTGGGATGCATCATACCTTGGGCACCAAACACCGATTTGGCGGATTTATAACTGCGACTCATCAAATAAGCTGTCGCCAATAAAGCACTTCCCGCAAGAACGTACTTGATCTTGGTAGACATCTCAATACGATGAAGTCGTTCCCCCAGTGTTGTATCTCTAACAGTCTGTATCAGCAGATTGTACTCGACCATCCATAAGTATGCATAGACAAGACAAAATACTGCACAAACATAGAATACAGATACAAGTTGTGCTGGTAGAAAGGCACCAACAACAACACCACAGGAAACGGCAGTTAGAAATCCAACATAGACAGCATAGTCTGGAAAATACCCATACCAATAAGCATAAAAGTTGCGAATGTACCAGTTATCGAAAAATCGTGCTGGTGTCCAGTTCGCAATAGGCTGCAAAATGGGATGGGAAAAGTGTTCCAAACGTGCAAGCATGTGATCCCAGGTATAATTATTAGAATATGCATTAACAAATTCCGTAATCTTGCCTCGGATATATTCACCTGCTTGATTGTCATACATCGGTGTGCCCGGAATCAAGTCTCGTGTAGACTTGATTGCATTCTTCTTGAAGCGAGCAGCAGCTTTTGCAACGGAAGCCTGAGGGGAATCCACGTATGTGACAACATGGTCCTCTTCTTCACACATGCAAATGGATTTGTGAGATTTACATCCTGAACAGAATGCCATCTTCTTATCCAAATTGCTGTTGTTCGAGACAATTCGTTTTTGCTCCTCGAAATGTCTCTTGGAATCGGCATTTACAAATTTCATCACTGTAAAAATGTCGACATCCTTCATATGAATGCCATTCCAAACGAGTGTCTTCCATCCTATGTCGTCATGCTTTCCCTTAGTTTTGCTAACAATGGGATAAGCCTTCTCGACATGGAAATGCCACAAGTCTGGAACGTCCGGGATAGAGTCCTTGCCGTAATAATCCTCAACCAAACGAGTACAAAGCATGTTGTTCTCGGCAAATTGGGGTTTCACGGTCGCGGTCAAAATAATGTTTGCACGTCTTGCGATAGATACTGGTTCATTTGAATAGGTATGAGCACAGAAATCTTTGACATTCGTAGTGCAGACGACAACTTTAGGCTGGATTGAAACTTTACCCTTGAGTTCAGCTTCAGCCATATTAGCATACATCTTAACATTATTGACCAATTCCAGAATCCGTACAGTAGGAGCAGTTTCCACGAAGTCGGCTTTTGTGTTGCCAACATCGTCCAAGAAAACTCCCATGATTGATGATTTGTAGTTCGACATGTACTTGTCATGTTCATTTAACACAATCATAGATTCATCATCTGCACGGAATCCGTTGTAGACCAAACTTCCTACCATTAGTAAAGGACCAATAGTTGATTTACCTACACTCGACTTCCCATAAATACCAATACAGTATGGTTTCTCACGAATACCTCCTGATTGTCGATATTGACGGAATGTCCCTTGCAAATCTTGAAGTTTGATCATTCTATCCTGCAATTGTTTCTTAATCAAAGAACTTTTTACTGTCTTCGTAAGACGCTTACCGAGATCGATAGTGTCTTCAAAGAGCTTCTCCAAATCGTTCTCATCAATAGACAACATTGCAAGATTTCCAGGGCGAGCATAATCAGCGTATTTTCGACATTTTAGATAGTCATTGTCAAATTTACGCATATCATGTTCACCATACAACAAAGGTCTCAGTGATCCAGTGCGAAAGCTCTCATATCCTCCCTCAACAAAATATGTTACGGTGGACAAAGAAGCATCGGCTAAATCAAAGGCACTCACATGTTTTGGAACTGTGAGTTCTGAGAAAAGTTTTAGACCAGCAACATCAGTGTTAATGGACGTAGCACTGAGCATCCCCGCTCCTATTAGCAAGGATAATAGCTTCGAAATCTTTTCAAAACCTTCGTTGTTTACGGCAAGTTTCCAGTTGCTGTTGATGAGTTTTAGTGTTTTCAGCCATGAGGCTTCTTCACCTAACACATCAGGATCTTTTGTGGGTTCATCATCTTTCTTTTCACCAGCTTGAATCTTATACAATTCGACTTTGTCGATCGCAAAGATATCTTGTATGCATTGCACTACAATCGAGCTTAATGATGAATCAAAATGTGAACCAACATAGGATAAAACAGCAGCTAGAACGCCGCGCCACGATTTACTGTCTTGGACTGAAACTAGCAAGAGAAGAAGGGATTCTACCTCCTTCTTAATGCGCTCTTCATTTCCAATAACAGCGTTCGTGACTTCGCGCTTCACGTAATTTGCCGCCATTCTGGTCAAACCTTGCGGTTTATAGCGGTCATACTTCGCCTTTCTTCGTTTCTTAATCAATCTACGACGAGATTTCATTTCACGCTTCCGAAGTTGGCGAAGCTTACGTGCTTCTCGAATAAGAGCTGTTGAATCTTCAACATACATGTGGCGATAACCAATAAATAGCATCCACAAGTACGATATCATAATCAAAAACTCGTATCGAAAAACTGAAGCTCTGAATGGATCCCAACCATCATCAAACCAGTACAGTAGGCCCATCGCTAGGATTGGGGGTACAAAACTGGTCATCAAATAATTGAAACCTGCGTGAATTAAGCTGTATAATGCATAATAGGAAATCATACAACAGCTTCTTCCAATTCTCAATAGCTCAAGCAAAAGAGCGAGCAAGAAAAATGGGAATCGGTACGTGGCAAGTACCAGTGCCATGA